CTACATTACGTGGATTAGCAGGAGGAGCTATTGGTTCTACAGCAGGTGCAGTCGTTGGTGTTCTTTCAAACCAAGCAATTGCTGCCGCTGGTAATTCCATGAATAAATTACCAACACAACAAGAGTATCAAAATATTTCTGCTGGTAGAATTTAAACATATACAAGATTAATAATATGGTTGACAACCAATCTAGTATTGTCCCTTACCAGACGGGTTTAGAAGGTGATTTTCAACGCCTTTTAAATAAAGCCAGGTATTATGGCCCTGAGTATGCACAAAAAATTTCGCAAGCTGTTCAAAAAAATCCAAGTAAAATCGCTACTTTAGGAACAGCGGGAGCACTTGGTGTAGGTAATCTTCTCCAGGGAGATCTTCTTGGTGCAGCTACCAGTACCATCGGAGGTTTGGCTGGAGGCGGAATCGGTACTCTTGCCGCTGGACTCCTTCCCAAACCTCTTCAAGCTGCTGGCCGATTTGCTCTTCCCGCAATTGGTAGTTTGATCGGTGGGGCTGCAGCAGAGCAAGGTGGAGCTAAAGCTGCTGAATACTTAGGTGCAAATATCCCTGGTGCAGCAGAGATTTCTGAGCGTGCACAACAAGAACGTACTCGTTCTTTTGAACGCGAGCAACAACGTCTTGACTACCAGGCAATGTCTCAGGCTCAACTTGCCAGAGATAAAGAATATGCTTCCTTCATTCTTAATCAACAGATTGAAAAGTCGAAAGCAATGCTTCCAATCCAAGAGAGGATGATGCGTTCTCAGCTTATCAACCAACAAGCACTTAATGCAAGTAATGCAAGCCTCTACCAACAGATGGGTAGATCTGCAGTAATGGGTAAAGCAACTCTTGCGAATATTGCAGAAACTGGAGCCACTACACGTGCACTTGTTTCTCAGAATCCTTATGCAGGTTCAGTTCTCCAGGCGCCTTCCATTAGCTTTGGTTGATCATGGCTTTTTCTTTTGACACAATCAGACAAGGGCAAAATATTGGTATGCTGCCAGATCCTTTAGAGCGTCTGCGGCAAAGTCCTGAATTTAAAATGTTTTCACCACAAGAGCAGAAAGATCTGATTAAAGATGCTTTGAAAGGACGGTATGAAGCTGATGCTGCACGTGCTGCATATGAAGGACTAAATAAACCTTATTACACTCTTCCAGAGCTTGGTGAATTCCGCGAACAAGAAGCACGTCGTGCCCAAGAACTCGGTAAAGAAAGTTTAAAAGAAGGTTTTAAATATTCAATGCTTGCTAGCATTCCCAAAACAATTGCTCAGTCATTTGCTAATATTTCAGCCATGAATCTTCAGGGTGGACAAAACGTAACTGATACTTTTTCAAGAACCTTAGCCAGCTATCCAAGGACCCAGTTCAATACACCGAACATCCAATACGAAAAATACTTTAGTTAGAATAAAATGAATTATACATCTCCTTATGACATCGGTAAATCTTTTACGGGTGGATACGGAGATTTTTCCGCACGTTTAAACAGTGGTAGTTCAGCAGGAAGTGGTATGGATCCTTGGAGTCTTGGTTTAGGTTTAGGTGGGAGTTTAATTAGTGGTATCTTTGGCTTAGGTCAAGCAAGAACATCTGCCAGCATTGCCCAGGCTCAACTTGCCGCACAGAACCAAGCAATCCTTGAAGGTAGGGAGCAAACCAAGGCAGCTCTTGGTTCTTCCATGTGGAGTCCAATTTTCCAGACAGGAACAGGAGGAGATATTGCTTTTGGACGTGAGAAAGAAGCAAAGAAGTGGATGCAGGGACCCTTTGCCGAACGTCAGCTTGCCCTTGGATCAGAAGCAAAGGAACGTGACATGAGGGCACGTATTTCACCGGAGTCAAAAGAAGCCGCTAGATTTGAAAATCGTTTAGCTATCCAACGTGAGTTAGCTGCTCGCCGGGCGCAAACAGATGCAATGTTTGGTCCAACAGCAAGTTCTTATAGAGCATAGGAGGTAAGTCATGGGAGGTCCAACAGTTACTTATAATCCGCCGCCACCGGATGATACTTTTGCTAAGTACCTTCAGTACACAAAAGAAAAAGAATCTGCTGCAGAAGATCGTGCAGCACAAGAACGTGCAGAAGCCAAAGCTGAGGAAGAAGCACGTAAATCTGCCGGAGCTGCTGCTTACGGTGGACTGAAGCAAACTACGCAACAACAGCTTGCCCAAGGTTTAATTGGTTACGAATCAGCGCAAAGTCAATTACGTGATTATGCGTCTCGCTATGGAATGACGCCACCCGAAGCTGATATTCAAGAGCTTACAAAACAATACACTGCTGCTTTACCTGGTAAGCGTGCCACTCAGATTACGGGAGCATATGAAGAACTCCTTGGTCGAGCACCAACAGAACAAGAAATTTCTAAGGCTCAAGAAAGATTTCAAAGCCAATACTACACTGGTGTCGAAGATTTTAAAGATTCTCTTTCCAAGAGTCCAGAATACCAAAAGAAATTTAATCAAAGCTACCTGGATAATTACTATGACACAATGTTCGGCAAGCAAACCGTTACTGCCGAAGGAGAACGTACAGGTAAAAGAACTTTCAAATTTGATAAATCTCTTCTTCCTACTTACGGTGGGGACCTTGCGTCCAGGACCAAAGTTACTACTCCTGACTTTAAAGGAGAAACAACAGGAACTCCGTTCGAGCTTCAAGAACAAGTCCAAAACATCCGTGACACCAGGCAGTATTTATTTAGTGCTGGCTTAACGAATCTCCAAGGTGAGATTGACAAAGAAACACAGAAGTTAAAAAATGAAGGCTCCAAGGAGGTTGCAAAGATTGGTGCCGCTGGTGGCCTCTATTCAAATCTTGTTTCTGGATTCTGGTCATAGATATAGATTGCTATAATTAATCAAGAAACTATCATTTCTGCTTTGTCATGTCTACCAATCCTGGTGCTGATGATTATTTTGATATCAATAAGTTTCAACAACTTCTTGAGCGTCTTGAGTCATCGAAAGGTCGTCAACAACGTCAAAAGTCTGTTGAAGGTCGGCGTGATATCTTCGCTGGTGGTCTTGCCAGCATGATGTCTAACTTCTGATCTAAATGCAAACTCCAGCTCAAGATCAACCTTTGGGTCCAGAGTTTAATCTGGATTCCTATCGGAATCTTCTGGAAAGATTGCAGCAATCAAAACGAGACAAAGAACGCCTGAACAAAAAAGCTCCTTCGAATCTTTCACAGCAAACACAATAATTTGTTATCATGACTAGTAGTGTACCCGCCGGACAGACTGATATTGACGATTGGTTTGATCTAGACAAGTATCGTCAAGCAGCCGGTGTTGCTTACGAATTTTCCAAAAAGAAAATGGAGACTGCTGGTGGACAAGAAAGGGAAACTATCGGTAAAGGAGCAGAGGAGCAACGCACTTCCGCTGAGCAGTCGCAAAGATTCAAGCAAGAGGACGAGGCAAGAGATTACTCACAATCCCAACGAGCGTATCGATATTGAACTGTTTGATCAGTGGGTAGATAACTTAGATTCCTCCACGCAGGAAAGCTTTCTTTCTTTCGTTAAAACTACAAATTCTAAAATCGAAATTTACATCTATTCAAGGTTTCTTGGTTACCGAGGAACTATTACAGGATGTTCGGAATGGGTTTCTCTTAATTATTCAAAACCCGACCATCAAAAAATTCTTCTTGATGAAATCGAACAGATCCAAGAAGACATGAGAAAACTTAGAGAAGACATTGAGAATTACGCTGTGAAAAGGGACGCAGGTGTGGCACGCCTGGCTGCCATGACCAAGGAGTTGCGTGGGACAATTAGTCAAGTTGAAAGTTATAACATCATGCATGATCGGAAGGGACTTCTTATGTCAGGTGCTGACCAAGCAATTCGTGAACTTCTGATGATCTTTAAAGATGATCCAATTGAAGGACCATTGCAAGAAGCTTCAATGTCTGTATGGGCTAAAATGCAATTAAACGAATAGTATCAATGCAGCAACAGCAACCACCTACTTCTATTCCTGTGCGTTCAGGAATCATCTTTGGCCCTGGTCGTTCCACACGTTTCCCTGAGCCTGGAACACCAGATTATGCTCAACTTGTTGAACGCATGCGCAATATTACTGAATACAAAAAATGACAAAAGGTAAGATGCCACCTCAACTGGTGGAATATTTTAAGAAGAAAGAAGCCAAGAACCAAGATGGTTCTGAGATGGGTGACAAGGAAAAGCGTAAAGCTGCACTTGATAAGGCACGTAAATACCAAGAGCAGAAACGTAATAAAACAGAAAAATAAGTTAGTATTTAATTAATTACTGGCTTGTTTCTGTGCCTGCTCATCTTCATCAAGCTTATCGACGTAATGCAAAAGCTTCTGCACAGCAGCATCGCGTTAAAAAACATAAGGATGAAGAACTTCTTCAAAGGGCCAGAGAAGATTTTGGATTCTTTTGTGAATATGTAGCTGATAAGCCACCGGCCAAACACCACAAAGAGTGGCATCGACAACTGGTCACAAAACAAGATAGTTCTTGTCTTTTCGGTATTGCTGGTCCCAACATTGATTTACTTGGCCCGAGAGGTTCGGCCAAAAGTACTTGCTTAGGTTTATTTACCGCTTGGGCAATTGGTATACATACTACAGCTAAAAAACCGCTTCAAATTCTTTATTTGTCATATACAGTTGATATTGCGCGATCTAAATCTGCAACTATCAAACGAATTATTGAAAGTAAAAAATATCAAGAAGTTTTTCCAATGGTTAAACTTCTTAAGAATGTAACCAGTAATGAATATTGGTCAATTGATCACCGTTTTGCTGGAATCGATCTAACCGGTGATGAACAGTTCACTCTTTGTGCTGCGGGATTGAAAGGCTCAGTTACTTCCAAACGCTCGCATCTTTGCCTTGTAGGCGATACACTGGTTGCAACTAACGTCGGCAATGTACCTGTTGCCTCTATTTATGAGCATCCAGAACGATACAGGATTGCCGTACGAAATTCCATCACAGATCAAGTTGATTGGAGCGACGTGGCAGCAGTTACAAAACGTCGTACCAAAGGAATTATTGAAATTACAACAGCCAGTGGTAATAAAATTTGCGCAACTCCCGAACACCCTTTCATTACGGCGAACGGAAGGAAAAAACGGGCAGGAAATCTTAGTGCAGGGGAAACCCTTGTGCAGCTATCCAACTGGCAACAAGATCAAAACTTGTCTTGCTTGTGGGAAACCAAAAAGAAAAACACAACGTATTTGCGAGGATTGTTACAAAACAACATTGAGGTTTCAAGTCGAGATTACGTGCCCACAGTGCAAAGAAATTTTTACAGTAATGTCCAAAACCTTGGGAGCAAGGCTGTCCAAGGGGCATTTTGTAATTCATTGCAGTCATCAATGCGCAGGAGCTTCACGAAGAACTCTGTCGGAACAACTTTGCTTGAATTGTCAAACGCCATTTCGTCCTCTCAGCAAATACACAAAATGTTGCTCCAGGATTTGTGCGGATGCTCTACATTCCAGGCGAATGCAAAAAACTGGCAACAGCAATTACAAACACGGTTGCCTTTCAAACGACTTCAGAAAACTTCGTCCATTAATTCTTCAACGGGACAATTTTATTTGTGTCGGATGCAATACCAAGGAAACGAAACTGTCGTTAAAAGATGGATCCAGCAGGACAAATCTTTGTGTTCATCATATCGATCATCAACGGACCAACAATATCCCCGAAAATTTAATCACATTGTGTCGCCAGTGCCATGTAGCTCATCACCAGCTCACCGACAAAGCTGGGAGGCCGAGTCCATTTCCGGAGTTAAGTTCTTTAGCGAAAGAGAGGAGTTTGTCTATGACCTTGAAGTAGTTCATAAAGATCATAATTTTATTGCAAATGGGTTAAACACTTTGAACTGCTTGATCGATGACCCGGTCAAAAGTTCTGCGGACATTGCTAATCCTGACATTCGAAAGATGATGCAGGACAACTGGAACGCGGTGATTGCGCCAACTATGTTCGAGGGTGCCAGAGCAATTTGTCTTGGTACTCGTTTCCGTCATGATGACATTCATGCAACCACATTTAATTCTCAAAATAATTGGCAACAGATTGTTCTTTCTGCTATTCAAAATAATGATGAGACCGGAGAGGAAGAGTCTTATTGGCCCGAGATGTGGTCCCTGGAATACTTAAAAGAAAAGAAACGACAAGCACCTATTGCTTTTTCTTTTCAGTACATGAATCAAATCGTCAGGCTGAACGAATTGTCGTTGGCGCCTGAACTTTTGGTCAAGGCAGAGATTGCTACTGAATTTGATTCATTGGCAATCGGAGTTGACTTATCTGCAGGCACCAAGGAAAAAAATGACTATACAGTGATGACCCTGGGAGGACGCATTGGAGACAAGATTCATATCATTGACTATCGACGTTTAAGAGTTATGGGGAACCTTGAAAAACTAGATGCACTTAAAGAATTGCTTAATGATTGGTCTATTATCGCCAGGGATCAAAACGGTCTTTACTATCCGACATACAATACGTGTGACATTTATTCAGAAGCTGTTCAGTACCAGGCTTCCCTGGAAGCAGACTTCAAGAGAGTCTGCCTGACCGGTGAAAACCTCTACAATCTAATATGGCACCCAGTCAAAGGCTTTAGGTCAGATAAACTTGCACGCTTCCGTGGTTGCATGGGAATCTTTGAGGACAGAAAACTTATCTTCAATAGATACCGCAACTTCAGTACCATGTTTGATGAGTTGACGAATTTTGGTGTCAGTAGTCATGATGACTGTGTTGATTCTTTGGTCTTCTTGATTAATGGATTATTGCGTAAAGGAAGGCTCCAGATTGATTACTGAATCTTAAAATAGAAAAAAAGATTTTTTATCGTGGGTCCTGAATACCTCGCACTAATCTTAACAACTGTTATTGCAGGACTTTCAGGGGGAACCTGGACTGCAAGTAAAATTCTTTCAAGAGTTGCTGAACGCGTTAAACAAGTGGACAACTTAGTAGCTGTACAAGAAAAAAAACTTGAACACCTGGAAGAACAGATTAATCGACTACCTTTGGAATACGTATTGAAAGTTGATTTTCTTCGTGAGATCCAGCAGATGCACGACAACTTCAAGCAAATTAATAGTAAGCTGGACAGAATGATGGATCGACTTTTGAAATGACCAGCTACATCCTTGAGGTACAAGAGGACCAGGACGGTCAAATTTTTATTGAGTTGCCTTACGAGGTACTCGAAGATCTTGGTTGGCAGGAGGGAGACGTTCTCAATTGGGATGTCAAAGGCAATGGAATTATTCTTTCCAAGTTGAACGAAGAAAGTGGATATGAAGTAATAGAAGAGTAAAATAGAAACAGAATGATTGTTTAAGATGTTTCCTAGTGTTCAAGGCGGTTTTGTAGGCAATGCAGGAGCCCTTGGTGGCATGGTTGCCGGAGGCCCTAGTTTCGATATCAACCGTGGCGCAGGAGCCTTGGGAGGTAGGTCAGGTGAACAGCTTAAGCGTCTTTATGAAGGCGGGACGCGACAAAACCAACAGCTTAATGAAGAGCTGAAAAGACGTGGAATTATGCCTGGCTCCGGCCCTCAACTTCCGCTTACTTTTAATCCTTCAGGAACGTCTCCAATGGGAAATGCTGGTTTCTTTATGGGACCTCAATACGGCCAACAAATTCCCATGGGATTCCAGAATAAATACGTTTCCTAATTTTAGCTGTTAAACTTAATTACAAAGGTAGGAAATAGTTAATGGCTGTCGACGCTAAGTCCCGTCTCAAAGAAATTGTTGATTCGTATCTTGAGAGAGACGGCGGAATTGGCGTCGACACAGGAATTGTTGCATCTCATTTAGCTCAAATGAAAATGTTTGGCATCCGTCAGGGTGTTGAATTTTTTCCAGCCCAAGATAACTTTGGTAGTCAACGAAAAGATTTCATTGATCGTGTAATTAAGTACAACCAGATCGATACCCATCTTGATTCAATTTGGGATTATTTTTTGTGCGACGGGCAAGGTTTGTTTTACATACGGCCTACACAAAATAATTATCGTTTGTATTTCTTTCGTAAGCACGAGTACCGCTCTTATTACAACGTAGATGGAGAGCTGGATGAAGTTGTGATCATCTATAGCTACAAAGTCAAAAATGGCTTTGGGATGATGCAAGATGTTGGCCAAAATTCCATGGGCGGAATGGATAGGCTTGGTGGTCAAGGTGCCAAAAGATATATCAAGCTTTCAATCAAGAGAAAAACAATTGAAGAAACACATTCAGAAGGAGAGCTTTCCTTTGATCAATCCCCTGGTATGGTTCCAGGCAAAACTAAAACTTATCGAAATACTCTCGGCTTTATTCCCTGTGTAGAAATCTTTAATAATCCTAAAGGTTTCTCTACTGAGGGTGTTGGTGAATTTGATGCGCTTGCCAATCATATTGTTACGCACGATGAAATGATTCGTACTATGCGTAAGAATGTTCAATTCTTTGGTAATCCAACTCTTCTTTCTTCCAGGCCAAAGACAGACCTTATTGAAGCTGGGAATGATGGTGTCGTCCAGAGACCTTCTATTGCTGCAAACTCCGGTTTCTCTAGTCCTTCTTCACTGAGCAGATCAACTTTTAAATCGGATCCTGTTAGCCGTGGTGTTGATGGACAGATCCGTGTTCCGCGCATTATTGCCAACCTTGAACCAAACGATAGGGTTGGTTACATTGTCCCAGATGCTATCACTGGTGATCAGAACGCATTCTCTCGTCAATACAGGGAAGAGATAAGAACTGCACTTGGTGGCGTTGACGAGCTTTCAATTTCTGCAGGCGTTACTGCAACAGAATATAAATCTCTGTTCGGACGTGTTGCTGCAACATCAAAGAAAAAAGCTAATTCTATTTATACATACGGTATTTGCCGTTGTCTTGAACTGATTATTTTCCAGGAAGAAAGACTGTTTCGTGAGACGTTAGCTGCTGCTGCAGGATTAGAGAAGCCTGTGGAACCAGCAGAAGATGCTCCTCCAGAAGAATTGCAGATGTATCGAGATGCCCTGGTCGGATTCGAAGAAAGAATCAAGCAGTTGATGATGGCATGCGTCAGAACGCAACAGATTCCACCAGGTGTACTTGGACTTATTCCTGATGGTGATCTAACGATTCAATGGAGATGGTTAGGGCCTGTTTACGAGGATTCCACTCAGGACATCCTTAACAACTCCATTGTGGTACGCAACCTACAAGAATTAGGTGTTGATAGCATTGAAGCACTGAAATACCTCTTTCCGTCAAAAACGGATGAGGAGCGGGCCGAGATGTTATCTGGGTTCCCGTTCAGGATGGTGGGCGAATTGCAGAATGCTTATTCTTCTTTCGCTCGTCTGGTGGGAGGCATGATGCAGACCCCTCACCCGCAATCACCGGATTTACCGATGGCTGCGGATCCAAGATTGGATTTGACTCCATATCTGTATCGAACTCTCGAAGCTTTACAAAAGGAGATGAGTTATGCAGGACGCTACCGTCCAGTCGATCCCACAGACGAGCCCAACACCAGTGGCCGTAGCTCCCAGCAGTTACGTGACTCCGGCTCCGTCCAGCCAACCGGGGATCAATTACCAGGCAACACCTCAGGCGTATCAGGTGGGTACGAGTTACCCCCAAGCGGTACCTCAGGCAGCCCCCAATTACCAATCAGCCCCGTCTCAATACGTCCCCCAATCCCAACCGGTGGACTCCCAGGGCAACCCATGGGAATCGGCGTTCAACAAGGTAGTGAACCTGCTGAGCGCACCAGTCCAATCCCCGTTCCAGGGTCAACCCTCCGCACCAGCGACAGCGTATACCCCGGCCAATTACGGACTCAGCAGCAACCAAGCTACGCAACAATCGGTTCCGCAGACCTGGTCTCCCAGCCAGGATTACTCGCCCAGCTCTTCCCAAACTTCCTCGAATCCCTCCTTGGAGCAAATCGCGGATTACCTGGGAATGAGCGCGGAAAGTCGTCAGGTGATGGACGCGTTCGGGGTGGAGGCTCCAGGGATTCTGAACAACTACGCTCTGAATCTGGAGCAAATGCTGGACAGCGCCGTCGCGTGGGGAAACAGGGCCGCTGAGACCATTAAAGGTTATGCCGATTTCGCTGTTAATGAGCACCAGGAAAACCTGGCTTACAACGAAATTCTTACCAATCCCGATGTTCTTAGCGATTACACGCTGAAGTTCTTTGGTCCCGAGGGTCCGTATCCCGTGTACGAAAACGAACAGCAACTGGAAACTCCTGGTTATCGCACTGAACCAGTGAATCCGCAGTATGGCCAAATGCCTGCTCCCCCCGCTGCTGCTGCTCCCCAACAACCTGAAAACTTCTGGGGCACTTTTAATGAAGTGATGGCACGTGATCCCCAGAATGCCTGGAGGGTCATCAACCAAGCTCAGCCTCAAGTGATTGCAAGCAAACTGTTTGTGATGGAGTGAGGCCATGCGTGGCTACATTAAATACGGTGTACCTCTTGCTGGTGGCTTAGCTACTGCGGGGTATGCCGCTTCTCAAGGAGAAGATCCAGGTTCTGCTGTTTTGGCAGGACTTGCTGGTGGCGCTGGTGCAGCAGGCGGTTTACTTGCGGCACGTAAATTAGCAGGTAAATACGCTCAGCCCCTTCGTGAAGCTGCACAAACACATTTAACAGGAACAGAAGAAAGTCCCGCTGGATTAGGTCAATTGTTTTCTGCAGCAAGAAGCCGTATTCCCGCAGATCGAAAAGAAGGTTTACGCTCAAAACTTTTAGAGGGCACGGCTCTAAAAACTGCTGATGTTTTAACAAACGTTACTGATCCTAGGGGGCTTGGTAAAGCAATGGCAGCCGGACTTGTTCCCGCTGGAGCACTTACCGCTGGCCTCGGTGGTATTGCCGCTGGTGCTATCCCAGGAGCCATGGGAGTACCTGGATTCCAACAGAATGTAATTACTGATCCCGAACTTGTGGGTTCCAGTAATACACAAATGGCTCGTATGTCTACCCCCACACTTCGTTACATTGGTTGATAAATTATCAACTGCTAAAATTTGTTTTAGATAAGACATTTCTTGTCTGAATCTTTCACCCGATATCTGTCCTGTGTACTGGAGGATAAACTAAAGTGTTTCTTGATACCG